CCACCAATGAGCGCGACAACACCGATTTCCACACGGTGATCGCCTACGGCAAGGTCGCCGACATCGCCAAGCTCTTAAAAAAAGGTGATCCGGTCTTCGTCGAAGGTAAGCTTCAAACTCGATTTTGGTACGACAAGGCAAGTGAGCGGCGGCGTGAGATCGAGGTGGTGGCGTGGACGGTCTATCCCTTAAAGGGACGCGAAGAGACTCTAGCCGACGTCGCAAAAGCTTAAAGAAGCGCAGCTTCTCGCGTGACAGCGCCGAGCGCTACCACCACGACTGCCAACGCAAGGTTCGCTACCGCGACATCGACGAAGCCAAGGGTGCCTGTCGCACCCTTCGTCGGTTCGCCGAGGTGCAGCTTCGCCCCTACAGGTGCCACGTTTGCACTGGCTATCACCTGACGAGCCAGGACGAAAGATAACCCCTTGTAAGGGGTTAAAATCGTCGAAACGCGCTGTTTATTACCCCTTAGAGGGCTAAAACATAGTTCAGCGGCGTACAACTCAGGTGACCGAAGCTTGCGCGAGAGGCCCATGATCATCTTCATCACCATTCTTGCAATCCTCTACCTGCCGGCCGTCCTCTATCCCATAAGTCTGTGCCCACCTTTAAGGCAGATCATCGACCGCCAACTCGCCAAGCCCGGTCTATGAAAGACAGCCGCGAAACTCACGGACGCTTGCTCCCCTGGCAGCTCCCGGAAACCGGTCGCCCCTTCAAACTGCTCTGTGGCCGCTCCAGCTTTGAGCGTCGAAAGACACCCAAGGGCATCAGGCGCGCCTATCGGCGCTGGACTGACATTAGGAAAGACATCACCTGTGAAAACTGTAAAGCGGCGCTCGCCAAGTGAGAGATACACCGTGTGCTTCCAGTTGACGCTGCCGCAATCCGGGCACGGTTAATGCGGTGCTCCCAGGTTGGAACGGAACCATCACCGTGACCACGAGTGTCCCCACTGCAACGGTACCGTCTTCAATCAGACCGCCGACGGACGTCTCTGCCTCACCTGCAATAGGGTGAAGGAGCACGAGAGACCACCCTCTGCCTTTCTATCGGCTCTCGGACAAATCGTATGATAGAAGGGAAGATCGATAGAATTTAAAGAAATGCACCACGATCTCAATGATCATCTCGTATTACATAACCAGATTCTTTCTTTATCTCCGAGGCTTAAGCAAAATGGGCATATCTACCCCCACCGTCGCTGCCCACAATATCCTGGCCCAGGTCAATAGCGCCGGCCAATCGGTAGAGCCTGGCGTTCACTTTCGAGCGTCAGCTCCCATCGTTGCATCGGCCTATCTCAGACTGGCCTGCCAGGTCCGAACCCTCTACGACGCGATAGCTCACGGTGATCCAACTCACCGTGAATGGCTGAAGACTACCCTGGCCGATCATTTCGACGGCTCAGATTTAGGAGTGTCCAATGGCAAAGAAGAAGCGCGTATCGGCGAAGGCTCTCAAAAGCATCAGGGCGGCCTACCCCCGCGCCAAGCCGGCAAAGAAGAAGTCGAAGGGCAAGCGCAAGGCAAAGCGTGAGGCTCGGATCGAGACGGCGACGCTGATCCCGACCGACTGGCACGCGCAGATGGCGCCAGTGGTGAATCAGCTCGTAGCGTCGACCACGGCTGTGACGAAGCTTCTCTCAGAAGCGATCGGCGTCCTGTCCCTGATCGCCGAGGTGCTCGACACCTCTGGCATCAAGAAGCCGAAGGCGGGGGCCACGAAGCGGGCGCAGCCGAAGCCACCGGGCCTAGACGAGGCTGAGGCGGCCGAAGACTTCGACGATGAGGCATCCAAGGCCATGGCGGAAGACAACGCCGAAGAGACCGAAGAGGAGTCGGACGCATGAGCAGCGAAACGGAAAGGCTCGGCTCCATTCGCGTGGTGACCGACAACGACGACGGTACGGCTCGCATCGGCGACCTCGACGGCGGCTTCGATGAGAACAGGCTCCTGCTTTTTCTTCAGCGTGAGGGCGAGCGCGGCTTCGCGGCCATCTGCGAGAAGCTGATCTACATGGGAGCGACGGCTCGCGAGACGTGGCACGCCGTCCGCCGGGCGCAACAGGCTGGCAGCCTCTTCGCCGTAGCTCCGGCGGTAGACCTCTACCCGAAGAGCGAGTGCCACGATGCTGACTGAGCCGCAGCGCCGGGCGCTCTGGTCGATGGTGTCCTCGACGGCGGCCTTCCTGATCATGGGGATGATCGTTTGGGGCGTGGTCGCCATCATCCTGAGAATGCATCCGCGCGGTGGATAAGTTGGGGACAGGCTGTGAGCATAAGGCTTCAGGGTGCGGACGTGATCGAGGGCGAGCGGAAGATGACCCACGACATCTTTCGGGAGCGGCATCACCTGGTGATGCTGGCTCAATCGCTGGCCGACTACATCCAATTCATGAAGAATCGCCCTGACGTTCTTGAAGTCCTGCTCGGCATCGGCAGCCCTGATGCATCGATTGCCGTCAGCCTGCTGGGCATGATGGAGTCCGACCTCACCGAGTGGGACGCCAAACTCTTCGAGGTGTCGCAGTGATTCATAAAACGAAGGTGATCATCAGCGGCGGCCACCGGGCGAGACAGCAAACGACTGTTTGCGAGCTGAAGATCAAAGAACTGCCAGACGGCGACAAGTCGGTGAGTTACTGGCTGGGTGTCGGCTGCCAGCAGTGTCGGGCGAAGAAGAAGGGGGCGCGTCGGTGAGCGAAGACGAAGACCTGACGAAGCCACCGAAGTTTGTGCGCAAGACGAAGTACGCTTCCAAGAAGACCGTCGTCTTCGACGAAGACAAGCGCCGTCAGCGGGCGATCGAGCACACCGGCGCTCACGACCGCTCGATGCTGATTGTCGACAACCTCATCTGGGAATACTGCCTCACTGGCGGCACCGATGCGCCGCTGACTTTCATGACCACAACCAAAAGCATTCCAGTCGAGGCCGCGCGCCGCTACCTGCTGCTGATCCCATCGGGCGAGTGGTACGCCCGAAAGAAGATCGTTCAAGACACGACGACCGCAACTGTGGTGAAGCGGCACGTCGACATCGTCGCTGAGATGAATGATCGGCATATCTCTTCGGCGAAGCTGGGCATGGCGAAGGCGATCGAGTTTTTAACCAAAATGAAAATCGAGGAGCGTCGCGACAAGTACGGCCGTCCTTACTTCCACGGCTTCAAGCCCAACGACCTCCGTCAACTGATGGAGGTGATCGAGAAGGCGCAGAAGATCCACCGGCTGGCGCTAGGTCTCAATGCCGACGAGGGCTCGATTCAAATTTGGCAGAACATCACCAACACGCTCAACACCCATGGCAACGTTCACGAAGGCGAGCACGAAGTGAAGGTGCTAGAGTCGAAGCTCACCTACGATGAGATCAAAAAATTGATTCAAGCCGAAGAGAAGGCCAAAGACGGCGCTATCGACGTGGAGCACGAGCAATGAAAGCCATTCTGCGATTCGACCTTGATGATCTCGACGACCGCATGGCGCACCTTCGCTGCACGAAGGCGCTCGACCTGGCAATCGCCATCAATGACATTTACGACCTCTGTAGAAGGTGGCGCGACAACCCGCCCACCGGCTGCTCGCATGACGCGATCGACATAATCTGTGACAAGATCCATCAGACGATCGAGATCGACATAAGCGAGATGCTTCGGTGAAGTCATGTCGATGCAATTGTGGTTACACGTGTGGCGGTCCTGGCGTCTGCAAGGAAATCGGTTCCGATTTTGTCTGTAGCCACTGGGTGAAAGACTGCGACCACGATTGGGGCGGCTGGGTGGAGCGCAAGCTACCGAACGGCGCACGCGAAGGATCAGTGGTCTGCAAGGTGTGTGACGTGGTGGCGATAGACCACGACTGTGCAGTCGGGCCATGATCAAGTTTGAATCGACTGGCGTCTATCAGGCACCGGGGCGCGGGCGCGTTTACGTGGTGGAGCTTGACCACGAAGTGAAAGACTTCGATTGGCTGATCGGGAAAGAAGCGCTGATCGACGGCCACTATCTTCAGGTGAAAGGCGTAGAACTGTTCACCCATCACGCGCCCTGGCGAAAGGGTGAGCCAATCGGCATCCGAGTCGAGGAGAAGAAGTGAAGTGCATCGTACTCGTTAGAGGCAAGCTCAAGACTGGCACGCTGTCGAAGATCGAATACGGTCGTGCCACCGTGACCGTCAGCACCGGCGGCGACATCCCGGAGGAAACGCTCACGGTGCCCATTCGTGACGTGACGAAAGCGTGGAGCGACGAGAAGGCGGCATGATCCCAATCCTGATCATCGCTATGCTCTCAGGCTTTGTTGCGATCTATCTGACGATCGAGGCGCTGAAGCGGCGCATGGTGAAGCGCGAAGAGTCGCCGATCGATGCAATGCTTTCGGAAAATGAAACGGTGAAGCTCGCATTCGGCCCCGGCAACGGCGTCTTTACGGCCGCCATAGCGGAGCACGAGATACGACAGGCGCCGCGTGAGCCGACGCCGTTTGAGCAAGCGATAGAGCAAATGACCAGAGAGTCAGTGAAGACCGGCTATCTCACCGGCACGCTCGATGACCTGAAGGAGTTGACGTGAGCAAGCCTGAGACCGGTGCGCAGTGGGGCGCCTACGGTAGCCACCGAAAGAAGCGGCAGCCGAAGGTAAAGCAACGCACCTGTCTGGCTCATCATTGCGCCACGCTGATCGACGGTGACAGCTTTATGTGCCGGGCGCACTGGAACAAGGTGCCTGATCACGTGCAAGCCGGCATGCGACTGTCACTACGTGAAGAGCGCCAGGCTGACTTCGACGAGTATCTGCATCGCGCTCGCTCAGCCTGCCTCGGTGAAGCCTCGTGAAGAATGCGGTCATGGTGATTGTCGGTAGCGCCATGGCGCTATGGCTGCTCGCTAACGACCTTCGCTATGAGGCTGGCGCTGTTGCGCTCTCGGTGGTTTTTCTGCTCGTGATGGGGATCTTTGACTGATGGAGTTTTTCAGCGAAGACGACTTTCCGGAAGTCGGGCCGCACGAGCGCGCTCGTGCCGTAGCTCAGGCCAATGTTGCATTCAACGACCGCATCAAACGCTTCGCTGACAAAATCAATCCATACAGCGATAAGGCCGAGGTGATCGGTGGCAACATTGTCGCGGCTCTGGCGGTCGGCACGATGACAGACTTTAAGTGCGATGCGAATAACGATGGAGTGCGAAAGATCGTGCTCAAGGTGACGGTCAAGCCTCGCAGACGGGTTTGATCATCCAAGCGCTCCCGGCTCACCGCCACCGAAGACGACTGCGTTTCTGGAAGGACTCGAAGAGTGAAGAGAATCGATCCCGTTAAAGACATGCGTTCATGGAAAGAGCAGGCGCGTCGCATGCCGCGCGAGATGAGGCCGCAGCGTCAACAGCGACCGATCTTCTTCCATGCGCCTGAAGTGAAGCCCATCACGCCACCGAAGATCGATCTCACTTCTGAGCAGATGACGTGGATGAAAAACCGCATCATCGATTTAGTGAAGCACTCGGATCACGGTTATCACTCGACGGCAGCCATTCGCAACGCGCTCGGCTGTGATCCGGCAGCGCTCTCCGACGTTCTCGGCGCCATGAGTGAAGCTGGCCTTGTCGTTGTTGAAGCTGATCCATCGGTGTGTGGCGGCATGCGTGTCAGTCTCGCACCCGAGCCATTGCCTGAGGGTGCTGGTAATTTTCTGCTGGCGATGGAAGAGCTATGAAAGACGACAAGCCACTTGTGATGCGAGACGGCAAGACGTGCGCCATTGATCCGAAGACAACGGAGCGCTCGGCTATTCTTGAAATACTCGGCTCGCTCGCGGCGCTATGCGTGCGGGCCTTCGAGAAAGATGACCTGATGAAAGAAGCGGCCAAAGACACGCGCACGCATTTTAAGAAGCTCGAACGCTTTCTCCGAAAAGAGTGGGGTATAGTGGAAGGCGAAGCTCTGCTCGATAAGCCGATCGCTGAAGCAGAAGCCACGGCCGCCATAGTCGAAGCCGAGATCAAGAAGATCGAAACGCCGGCATTCCTGGATGCCTTAAGAGAGATCAAATAGTGGCCAAGTTGATCCCCATCACTATGCCCGCTTTCGTGATGTTGCTCGCCAAGGCGCAGACGGTCGGCGTGATTGGCTTTCCCGGTGTCGGCAAGACGACGCTCTGCACGTCGATCATGTTTGCCAACAAAGCAGTTATTCACACCGACGACTATTTGAAAGAGCACACGCACGACGAGCGGCCGGCGAAGATCGTTGCCGATCTCAAGTCGCCTTATGTTGTCGAAGGCAACGAGGTGACGCGGCTCATCACGCGCGGCCTGAAGCTCGACCTGCTAGTCTGTGTGAACAGCCCCACCGAGAAGACCAGCAAGTCGATGAACGGGCTTCGTGGCCGGCTGCAAAAGTTTCTGGCGCAGTATCCTGGCAACGTCTACGTGATCAATCCCCGCGCCGAGGTGACATGATGCCGTGGGATCTTCGACCTCTGCAAATGCATGACGACCGGGAACTGATGAAACTGATGCGTGAGGTGGAGCGCGACCTCTACGCGGAGCTAGTCGGCGGGCCGCTCTAAACCAGCTTCACCGGTGAAGCTGACTACGATGAATCAAATCAGTCGCTTATGCTGGCGCCCCATCTCGGGCGCCATTTTGCGGCTGAATCATGAAGTCTCGCCTCACGTCAAGCTGTGTGCGATACTTGACGGCATCTAGCTTCCAAAAATCTGGATCTGCCTTATGGCGAATGCCGACTTTCGCAAACCGCGTCCCATTGCGATCATGACGTGCGCGTCATCGGTGGCGATGGGCGACCTTGTCTTCCAGTCGACGACTGCCGACAACACGGCGGTGACGGCGACGGACAATCTGACAGTGGCTCCCGTCTTCGGCATCGTCACGACGAAGCTCGCGCCGACAAGCTGTGAAGTCACCTACCAGGGCATCGTCGCGACCTCGGTCGCACGCGGCAAAGTCTTTCTTGGAACTGATGGGAAACCAACGGGTACGGAGCCAACGACCGGCTACGTGCAGACCCTTGGTGTCTCGTTTGGCAACGGCACGATGAATTTCCAGCCTGAGCTGATCCGCGCCAAGCGCTCACCCTGACTAGAGGTTTAAGCAACATGCGAAAGAAGCGCACGGAAGATGATTCATCTTCGCCTCAAGTTGAGCTGACAATCGCCGAGACTCAGCCTGCCGGGTTGTCAGTGCCTGAGTGTCTGTCGCCGGATCACCTGCGGCAGATCGAGCTTGCCAGCGCCAAAGTTGAAGAGATGAAGCTGAAGAGACGGATAGCAGAGCAGGACATTGTGATTGCCGAGCTACTCTTAGAGAGAAAGCGGCAGTCGCTTGCACAGGAAAGTGCCAATCAGCAGTCTGCTATTCGCGCACGCACAGAGCTGGTCACGTCGTTCAAGTCCACCTACGAGATCACCGACTCCCTGGCCTACGATCCCGATACTGGAAAAATTGTACGGTAAATCCACCAGGAGGCTAGGCACATGGCAGACCGCAAGGCTCTTTATGTCGACACGAATGGCGACTACGTCGAAGTCGGTGTTGGCACCGACAGTCTTCAAGCTCTCAGCTTCGACACCGCAAGCTGGTCGCTCACCGATGCGCTCTTGGGCGACGTCACCAACAAGATGATCAAGAGCGACGGCTCAAGAGCCTTCGCTGCCAACCAAGACTTCGGCGGCTTCAAGATCACTGGCCTTGCCAACGGCACCGTTTCTACTGACGCGGCGACCTATGGTCAGCTTCAAGCTATGATCAATGGTCTGGACTGGAAACAATACGTCCGTGCTGCGACCACTGGCGCTCTTCCGGCCTACACCTATGCCAACGGCAGCTCTGGCGTGGGTGCGACACTCACGGCGACCGCCAATGCGGCCTTGCCGGCGCAAGACGGTGTGACGTTGGTTTTGAATGACCGCCTGCTCGTAAAGAACGAGACCGGCGGCAATGCCCCTTATAACGGTGTCTACATTGTCACGCAGGTTGGCTCGGTCTCTTTGCCCTACATCCTGACGCGGACCACGGACGCCAACAGCGCTGCGACGCTTCTCCCTGAGACGACGGTCCCCATCTCGGAGGGCACGACTCAGGCGGACTACGCCTACACCGTGACCACGCCGGGGCCGATCACGATTGGCACCACGAACATCACCTTCACCCAATTCATCGTTTCGTTGCTTCAGGCCGGTTCGGGCATCAACATCACTGGCGACATCATCTCGGCCGTCATCGACGGCACCTTGCACTTCACGGCTGGCGCGATTGGCATCCAATTCTCGACCGCCTATAACGACCTGAAAGCCGTCTCAGCGCAAGACCTGTCGAGCACAGCTTCGGGCAAGGGCGCCTCGATCATCGGCTGGAACGACCCGAACAGCGTCTCGTCTCAGACCACGGTCGAAGGCGCTCTCGACGAGCTCTACGCTCTGGCCGGCGCACACCAGTATATCGTGGGAACGGGCGGCGTGACCAAGGGCGACCTGGTCTACCTCTCTGGTGTGAACACCGTCAGTCCTATGCCCGTCAACGCTGCTCACGTCGCCCTTGGCTTGGCCACCGCGACCGTGGCGGCTGCCGGGAATGTCGAAGTCAAGCGCTTCGATTATATTATTCCGGGAGCGGTGAGCGGTGCGACGGTCGACCAGAAATACTACTGGGACGGCACGACTCGCACCACGACTCTCCCGGCCACCAGCGGCTCTTATGTCTGGGAGATCGGCGTGGCTGTCAACGCGACAGACCTGCTCTGTGACGTGAACTTCGTCAAGAAGAACGCATAAGCTTTCTCTCACGCGAGGGAGGGAGTCTTTGTTTAGGCTCCCTCCCTTTTGGCTTAGGCTGGCATGGCGACTTCAAAATACACAGTGCTCTCGGAAGAGAAGGACGGGACCGATCTCGCCTATCCCACCGAGCTTGACCTGAGTAGCGGCGCCAGCAACATTCTCCTGGGCGTTGCTGCCAGGATCGACGTCTTCGAGACTCAGGCAACGGTCAATGGCACGCTGTCGCTCACGGCTACCAATAGCAGCTTTCAGTATTTCACCGGCACGACTGCTGGGCAGATTCTCAAGATGCCTGACGCGACCACCCTGCAAAACGGGATGGTCTACGAGTTTTATAACCAATCGACGCAGACGATTGCCGTCCAGGATAGTACAGGTGCCGCTCTATTCACGCTCTCGTCCCTGTCAATCGCCTATGTACGACTACAAACCAATAGCACAGTAGCAGGCGGCTGGATCTCCTGGCAGGTTCTAACCAGCACAGTCGCCAGCGGCATTCTCAACTACCAGGTCGTTTCGTCAACCACTTTCACGACGACATCGACGACCGCTGTCTTGATCACGGGGTTTACCGTGACACCGATAGCAGGCACTTATGCTATCTGGTTCAACGGGAATCTCAAGTCGTCATCCTCCGGATCAACCGTGACCTGCACTATTTATAAAGCTGGCGTAGCGGTTGCCGACTCCGTGCGGGACACACACGTGGCGGCGGCCAACGCCGATGTAACTGGCGTATCCATGACAGTGGTGTCCTTTAGCGGAACTGACACCTGTGACGTGCGCGTCAACACCAGCTCGGCAACATTGACAGTCGGTTCGCGGACGCTTCTTCTTATTCGCATGGGGCCGTAAGCATGACGACGGTTTTTAACTACACCGTGACTTCGCCCTTCGCCGTAGATCAGCTCGATGCCGCGATCAGGGCGAGCGCGAATATCACTATAGCTCTGGCCAATGGCTCAACGCTGCTCGGCGGGACTGCTCTCACAGTGACTTTCCGGGCAGACTTGCCTGACGACGGCACAGGTGTCGCCTCCATCACCTGCCAGCCAGCCGTGCTTGCTGCGATCGTGGCCTCCAATACGGGAGTAGGGCTGACCTACACGCCGGCACCTATCCCTGTCACGATTCCAAGCCAGCCGGTTGACACCGATGGCTCTCCTCTAGCACGGACCAAGCAAACAACGACCGGCTGGACCTTCCAGGATCATAATTTTGAGTATCAGGCGGGAACGATCGGCAGCGTCTACTCGGTCAACTGCGCAGGCGTCGCCTTTGGCTTCGCGACGCTGAAGTTTTACGAGCTGGTCTCAGGAGTCGAGAGCCTGATCACCGGTGGCAATTTGAATCAGACCTACGTGACCACCAACGCCATTCGCACCGACGTCGTCTGGGAGATGACCAACGACTTTGACGTGATCGAAGGCGATCTTCGGTTCTTCGACACGATGACCTCTGACGTCTATCTCTTTGCGATCATCGTGCCCGACGTGTCCTACGCTTATGGCGGCTCGCGCGAGCTGATCACTGGCGGCAAGAATCTGCGCTTTATCCGGCCGCAAGATCCGATCGTGGTCAACGGTCGGGTGAGCAAGCATTTGGTTTACAGCGCCACCTACCACACGAATAAATTTCAAATTATCCTGCGCCACGTCGCTGGCTTCGCATCCAGATTCTCGATGGCGGTTCAGCTCTACAAACTCTGAGGGCTTATGAACGACTACAGAGGCTTCAAGTATTGGCTGGTCGAGACGAAGTCGAGTGGCGACAAGGTTTGGCGCATCCAATTTCCCGACGGTGGCCACAAGACGCCGCCGCTCGTGCGCACGTCGGAGGCTGACGTCAAAGCCGACATCGACAAGCTGATCGTCGACTCCGGCTCATAGCTTCTTTCCAAGGGCCAGGTATTTGTGCTTAACTACAGTAAATAATGGAATCTTGGGGACCTGATGGGGATCGAGGCTGCGGTCGGCGTGCCAGCGCCGCTTTCTTTTACTACCCCAGATGGGAATACGTCTCTGGGCGTGCGTGCCTACGTGCAGCAGCTTGATGGCACCGACCTTGGCTTCGTCACGGTGCCGCATATGGCGCGAGGCCGCTACACGGCGCCCTACACCTTCGGCGTCCCGGGCGTCTTCATGGTCGACTTCATCCCCTACGTCGACACCTCATTCGCTGCCGAAGACGTGACCTACACGCGACGCACCGACATCTTCGACGTTCGTCCTGACGTGTGGGATGAGCCGACGGCGCAGCATCAGGCGCCTGGCACCTTCGGTGCCGCCGTAGTGAGCCCGCAAATAATCAGAGAGGCCATCGCTGTCGCGGTGGATGCCGACGTGCTGACGGTCATAGTCGAAAGCGACGTGCTGACGGTCGCAGTCGAAGATCAAGAGACGACGGCTTTGGCAGAAGAGCCTGCCGAGCTGACTGGTGTTGTCGACGAGGGTGCGGTCGAGGCGACCGTTGAGGACGATGGATTCACTGTCACGACCGACGAAGAGGAGACGACCTGATGGGTGCCGCGAATATTCTCCAGGGCAAGGATGCCAGTTTCCGTCTCTTCGTCACCGACGCCGACGGCCATCCGGTTGACTTGACGGGCTGGACGATGATCCGCCTGCGCATGGCCGCCGACAGCGGCTATATCGAAAAGTTGGCGCCGCTCACTGATGCCGTGAACGCGCAGCAGACGGTGATCTTCGCTGGCGGCCCGCCGAGCGCTGGCACCTTCAGCTTTGGCTTCAACGGCACGACCTCTTTCGCCTTGGCGTATTCGTCAACCGCAGTCGACGTGCAGACCGCCTTTCGCGCCTCAAGCGGTTTGCGTGACGTGACCGTCGGCGGCAACTTCAACGGTTTCATCTTTAACTTTGTTGGCGCCGACGGTGCGCGCGTGCAGCCGGCCATCACGGTGGCAAACAGCAGCCTGGTGAACGGATCGACGGCACTGACGCCGTCGGTTAGCTACGACGTCGTAGGCGTGCCGCAGTCGGGTATCGACGTCGTCAACATCAGCCAGGGCGCGCTCAACGTTTACCTGAGCGAGGGCGACACGCTGGCGCTGACAGTCGGCACGAACCAGGACATGGACCTGCTGGTCCGCATCGGCTCGAAGGATCTCAACATCCCTTTGATCAAAGGGATGATCAACGTCACGGAAAACCCATTCGTGTGAGGTTGTCATGCTGAGCGCTCTCAAGTCTCTTCACGAGAAGATCATCGGCAAGGTCCCATCCGGCGCCAAGCGCTCATCGCATTGGCCGAGTGTGAGGAAGCTCTTCCTCGCAGATGAGCCGGAGTGCGCCGCGTGCGGTGGGGCGAAGAAACTTGAGGTCCATCATAAGAAACCATTTCACTTGCAGCCGGATCTGGAGTTAGATCCAAAGAATCTAATTACGTTATGCGAAGCGGGGACAGGCGGCATCAATTGCCACTTGGCGATCGGCCATCTCGGGGACTTCAAAAAGTTCAACCCGAACGTGGAAGACGATGCTGCCGCCTGGAAGGCGAAGCGTGCAGGAGCCCCCAAAAGCCTCGACAGCGCCGCTTGAGTATCGCGGCTGGTGCTATGAGCCAATCGGTTTTGAGAGCGGACGCCAGCGCTACCGTTTCACCATGCCCGACGGAAGAACCCTACACATGCCGTGCGCCGACGACTTTGAGATCAGGCAATTCATTGAGTCCATGCAAAGTGAGCTAAGGGGACTTTGATGTCAGCAACACTCGATTTGATTCGTCGGAAGCTGCTCGATGCCCTGACGCCTGTCGTCAAGCAAGTCGGGCAAACGCATATGCCCTACACGCACAAGCTCGTGACCGGCGTCGACTACTTCGCCGTGCAAAAGCTGATCAGGCCCGGCATGGTTTGGCTCACCCACACAGAGGGCGAGGCATCGACGCTGCTGATCCCGGGCTTCTTCACCCACGCCGCCATGGCGATCGACGAGAAGTCCGTTGTGCAGGCCACCGGCGCCTCTGGTGTCGCGGTCGCCGATCTCGTCAGCTTCATGCTGTCGAAGGACTACGTCGTGCTGCTGCGCCCAACGTTTGCCACCGACGTGCAGATGAGCGTGGCGGCAGCTTGGGCAGCGAAGCAAGTCGGTGCGCCCTACGACTACGAGTTTGGCATGAATGTGAAAGCGTTTTACTGCTCAGAGCTGGTGTGGGCGAGCTACCGCGACACGATCGGCGACAGCGTGCCGTTTGTGATGACCGAGGAGCTTGGCGTCCGGACGGTCTCACCCGACTCTATCTGGCAGGACAAAGGCAAGTTTGAAACCGTGTGGCAATCGGCATCGTGTGTCGGGAGGCGTCTAGTCTAGTGCGTCCTGTCATTGAATCGAAGTCCTTCTCACGCAGCTCACTCCACGAAGTCTTTCGCCGGAACGACCTGGCGTATTTTGCCAAAGACATGCTCGGCATGGAAATCTCCGGTCACCACGAGGAGTGGTCGGAGCTGGTGGCGAAGAACACGCGGCTTGCTCTTAACGCTCCGCGTGACCATGGCAAGAGCTACTTCTTCAGCTTCGCCTATGCCATCTGGCGCCTCTACTACGGTTGGATTCCGCCGCTTCCTGACGCCAGCTTCAAGTCCATTCCGCGCCGCTCGCTCGGCTATATCTTTTCTTCCAGCCAAGAAAACGCCATCAAGTTTGTCGAGCAGGTGAAGGTCGAGCTGGAGTCGAATCCACGGCTTCGCCACCTTGTGCCGGTATCCAAGCGCGACAGCACATGGAGCAAGACCGAGATCGTTTGCGCCAACGGTGCGACGCTTCGAGCGAAGGGCTGGGGGAATGCAGTGCGGGGCGGTCACCCTGGCTGGGTGATCTGCGACGACGTGCTTGGCGAAGAGAACCTTTACTCCGAGGTCCAGCGGCAAAAGCAGATCGATTATTTCTATTCGGCCGTGACACCGATGGTCGTGCCTGGTGGATCAATCTGCGTGATCGGCACGCCGTTTCACCAGGAAGACCTCTACGCCGACTTAGAGCGCAATCCCGAGTATTTCTTCAAGCGCTACTCGGCGATCAAGAAGGACGGCACGGCGCTGTGGCCGACGCGCTACAGCCGCCATATGCTCGATCAGAAGAAGCGCGAAGTCGGCTCGACGCGCTTCACTCGGGAATATTTGTGCGTGCCGATCAGCGACACGAACAGCCTTTTCCCTGAAAATGTCGTGCGTGAAAACTTCCGTGACGACCTCTCGCTCGTCACTGAGATGACCGCGAGCTACCGAAACGAGTACACGCTTTTCACTGGCGTTGACCTGGCGCTGTCCTCAACGATTGGCGCTGACTTCACCGTGATCACGACGATTGGTGTCGACAAGCACAAGAACCGCCGGCTCTTCGACATCCGGCGCTTCAAGGGCCGGACGATGACCGAGCAGCTTCACGAGATCGAAGACGTGTACCGCTGCTACCGGCCTGCTAAGATATACGTGGAAGACAATCAGTTTCAGCGCGTCTTCGCCGACGCTCTCGTCAGAAATACCGACCTGCCTGTCGAAGGCTTCACGACCACGGCGCACAACAAAAACTCTCTTGAGCGCGGTGTGCCGTCCCTTCAGATCCTCTTCGAGAACAAGAAATTCATGATCCCTCGGAAGACTGAGCGCGACCGTCGCATCACCGACGACCTGCTCCACGAGCTACGCTGCTTCACCTACGTGAACGGCAAGCTTCAGGGCCTTGGTGCCCACGACGACTGTGTGATGAGCCTTTGGATTGCGAACGAGTGCTCGCAGTCTTCCGAGTTTAGCTTCAGCTTTGGGTGATGCATGAATAGGTTTGAGAAGGCGCGGATGGAGGCCGATCGCAAGGCGCGCAATCAGGAAATCGCCTTGGCGGTGAAGCGTGGCCAATATATCCCGCCGCCGATGGACACTCACTCCAGCTTCTTTCCGGCCCGGCCGGTGATCCAAAAGGACCGAAAGGAGATGGCGCGTGTCTATGGCGAAGGTGAAACCACCGACTAAGGCGCAGATCACCGACGAGATGCTGGCGCACCTGAAGGTGCATTTAGCCAAGGACGTGTGGTCGAAGATGACCACTTCGGTCGTGAGAGAGGTCTTGTCTTGCTTGGCGGACTGGGCTTACAGTGACCGCTTGAACGTCCAATCAGCAGCGATAGAACCGGAGCGACCGAAGTCCGGTCGTGAAAGTCCAGAGGAGCATTCAAGTTTCCTCGACGCTTTACGTGAGATTCGCTAGACTGAGAAGAGGCAAAAATGCAAGCGCCAAAATTGACAGGTCGAGTCGCGTGGTTTGACGCGCGAAAAGGCCACGGCTTTATTTGCCGCGACGACGGCGGACAAGACGTATTCGTGCATCGGCGCCAGGTCATCTCGAAGGATGGCCGTCTCAAGGTCGGTGATTTGGTCGAGTTTCATCACGCCGACGTCGGCGGTCGGCCGCAAGCCATTACTGTCCGCGCTACTGGTAACGTCACCGAAAGGCTCGTCGGATGAGATTCTACCGAAACGGCACCACCATCATCTCGGAAGACGACAGCACGACGCCGCAAGACCTGCGCTTCCAGGACGCCGCGCGCGAGACCGCCGAGAGTGCTGCGAGCACGCCGCCGACGACGATCGTCTCGTGCATCAGTCAGGGTGTCACTCTGCCAAAAGCCTCCGGCTCCCCCACGGTCTTTGAGCTGTTCCCGCCCGTCGATCTCACTGCCGGCAAGTATTTCTACCTGCGCAGTGACGACAATTCGTTTCAACTCCAGATCAACAATCAGGCGGCGCTCACCATCCCCGGTGGCGCGCACGTCTGCGAAATGTGGTGCGGCTTTACATCGCTCAAGGTGTCGAACCTGAGCACGGCGAACACGGTTCGGCTCACGTGGGCCATTGCGGGGCAGTAATGCCGAGATATGAGAGCATGGGGGAGATTGCCAACAATCTCCTAGGCGACTTGATTCAGAAAAGCCAGCGCAGCGAGGCGCTGGCATCGATGTCTCTGCGCCAGTTGAAGAAGGCGTGCGCCGCCGCCGATGGCGCTGAGAAGAGCGAGATCGAGCGGCACCTTCGCCGTCGTCAAAGTCATGGGCCGCTCAGGAAGGGTTTGTCGTTTGATCCTCTGGCGCCGCATGAGATGACCGCCGAGTCGAGCTATCACAACCCCTACATGCAGCTCGGCGACGGTAGCTTCGCACCGCATCCGGTGGCGCACTGGATGGGTCAGGCGGGCACGATGGCGCCCGAGGCGATGGCGCTGATGGAGTGCGGCTATAGCGAGGTGGCGCGCTTCTACCGTGCCGCTGGCGTGCAGAAGAGCGACCTCTACGCCGAGATCGACGATCTGGTGAAAGCGGTGAAGGCGCCGACAGGAATGCCGTCAGGCCGCGCGCTGCCGATCGGCACGGTCCACACGTGGAACGGCATGCAGTATAAGAAGACCGGTCCCAACCAATGGGTGCCGCAGCACGAGGGGCCGGAGGCACTGCATCCGATCGAGCAGGATCACCGGACGAAGCACGTGACGCTTCAGGGCATCCTGACGCGCCGCAAGCTCGGTTTAGCCAAAGAGCCTGGGCTTGATGACCGCGCTCGTGCGGCGACGCAGAAAGCCAAAGACCTTGAGACCCAAGAGGGTGAGCATAGCGAGCGTGAGCAGAAGCTCCGCGACGCCGATCACGAGAAACGTTCGGCCGACAACGACCAGCGCGAAAAAGACATTGACGATCAGAAGAAGCATCTTGAGAAAGTAACGAAAGACGCGCCTCTTGAACATCAATTCTGCGGCGACGAGTGCAAACAGGGGCTTGAGGAGAAGACGAAGCGCCAGCCGGCGGGTCAGGGCGGCAATGTTGATCTCACGAAGGCTGAGCTTGCCGAGATCTTGAAGACCGGCAAGTACGCGCTGATCAGCGCCGGCAAAAATCCCAACCACGAAGAAGACCGGCAGCTCGACGACAACACGGTCAATGAGCGTTACAAGTCGCTCGAAAGTGACTTGAAGACCGATGGCTTCACCTACACGAAGGTGAAGGGTCACTACGGCGGCGAAGAAGACAGCTTTCTCGTGATGATCCACGACGCCGACAAAGAGCACGTGTCGAAGCTTGGCGAGAAATACAATCAGGACTCGGTGATCTACTCGGAAGGTGGAAAGCACGAGATGCTTTACACGACCGGGAAGAACAAGGGCCAGAAGCACGACGGTTCGGGATTCCAAGAGAAGCAAGACGCCGAGGACTATTACACCGAGCTGGCGCATCCCGAAGGTGGCAAGACGAAATTCTCGCTCAACTTCGACTTCGACAGCCTGGCGCCGGCCATCAAGAAAGCGCTCCAGTCGCTCAAGTGGATGAAGAGCTTCAGCTACGAGGCGCTGTGGCGTTATGCCCGCGCTGATTTGATTTAGGAGAAATCTGATGCACTACCGGAACGGTCGTGAAGCGAAGAATGGGGACGTGCTGGTGAAGTTGGAGGGCGGCAAGGTCGTGTCCTTTGGCGTCTTGCATGATGCGACATCGGGGAACGATTACTGCAATGGCAGCATTGCCCCAATTACTAAAGATCAGATGGCCTGCATCGTTGACTGTCTGCACGTTGATGACGTTGCAGCAATCTTGGCCGAGAAAGGCTTGGATAAGAGGCCGGCAGGAAAATGAACGGCTTCACGGAACACAAACTTCCAGGCGTGCGCCTATTCGGCGGCGACAGCGAAGTTGTGCTTCCGTTTTTGCTGAAGGAAGAGGTTGACTCGATAGTTTGCGACCCACCGGCTGGGATTAACTTTCTTTCTAAGAGCTGGGATAGCGACAAGGGCGGCCGTGATGAGTGGATTAAGTGGTTGACGCGCATTTCGCGTGAGATGTTGCGCACGCTCAAGCCCGGCGGTCACGCGCTCGTATGGGCGCTCCCGCGCACGTCACACTGGACGGCGACGGCGCTTGAGAATGCTGGCTTTGAGATCCGCGACGTGGTGACCCATATTTTCGGTTCGGGTTTCCCAAAATCACACAACGTCGGTGACATGGGCAGTGGGCTTAAGCCGGCGACTGAAAATTGGATTCTTTGTCGTAAGCAGCTTGTCTTCGCGCACACAACGATCAAGGGCAATCGCAAGCGTGAGAGCCAGACAATTGCTGAGACAGTCGTGAAGCACGGCACTGGTGGACTCAATATTGCGGCGGCACGAGTTGGCAAAGAGAAGCGCTTCAGCGCTCCGGCGAAGGCTGGCAAGGACACCTTTAATTGCAGCTTCGATTCCGAATACACTGGCAAGGAAGTTGCTGGTCGTTGGCCTGCCAATCTCGTTTTAGACGAGGCAGCGGCGGCAATACTGGATGAGCAGAGTGGTCACCTGCATGGCCCAGGGAACAAGACACGCACCGTCGGCGGTGTCGATGTTGGCATGTTTGGCAATGGCATAAAGCGACCGCCGCGTGTTGACAACATTTGTGATAGCGCTGGTGGTGGCGCCTCTCGTTTCTTTTACTGCGCCAAGGCGTCTAAGCGCGACAGGGGTGAAGGCAACGATCATCCGACGCCAAAGAACACCGAGCTGATGTCCTACCTGATCAAGCTCATCACGCCGCCTGGTGGCATCGTCCTTGATTGCTTTATGGGGAGCGGTAGCACTGGAGTGGCCGCTGTTCGTGAAGGTTTTAAATTCATCGGTATCGAACGAGACAATCACTACATGCGCATCGCCGAAAAGCGCATTTCCAACGCCAAGGAGAACGTCAATGATCAGGCACGATCAGCCAGCGCTGCTCATCACAAGTGAAGACACCGCCACGGCCGACGCCATCCGCAAGGGCGAGTGGGCGCTCGGCGGCCGGCTAAACTCCGATCCACAGTCAAACGGCTTGCAGTACGCGCTTCAGCATGAGGCGCGCGTCACCGGCTTCGAGAAGGGGCGCATGTGCTTCGCTGATGCCAAGGCGCCGCCCTTTGCCGCCAAGGGCAAGAAGAAGGTGATCGCCAAGGCGTTCTGCGAGCACTTTGATTTGAAGAAAGCCGCCAAGCTCTTCGGCAAAGAAGAAGAGGTGATGGCGATGATGCCGTCCTACGAGCCGGGTAAAGAGTCCTACGAGAATATGATCAAGTGGAAGCTCGATCAGCTCGGTGAGCTTCAGTCGTCGGTCTATCAGGTCGAGCGCATCTGCCGCGAAGACAAGAGCTTCGACAAGGTGAAGGGTGTGCTGGAAAGCGCCTACGCGCGCCTTCAGACCGAGATTAAAGCGTGCGCCGACAAGCACAGCAGCGCGAAGAAGTCGATGGAGCCGCCGTCGCTGACTAAGGCGATCTTCGTGCTTACCGGCATGGACCACTACGATCAGGCGCGTCCGGAGAACGAGCTGCTCAAAGACACGCACGGTGAGCAGTTTTCTTCCGACGCCGACAAGATGGTCGTGAATTATCTGACGACGGTCGAGAAGATCAACCTCGAAAGCTCACCCGCACATAATCCTTGGGGCCAGCCGGCATTCCACGGTTACCCGCAGGTGCAGAAGGCTGAGAGTGTCGTCGGCGAAGGTCACGTGCCGATGTCGCGGCCGGTAGACGGCAAGAAGAAGAAAAACGACAAGGTCTGCAAAGCGCTCGACGATCTTTGCAAAGGCGACTTCGCTTCGTTGGCGACGCCGATGACCAACTCGATCCCGAAGAAGGCGAAGGTCACGACGTCGGTGCCGAAGGTGTCGTCGGTGAAGGCGCCGAAGATGGCACCGGTGGCGCTCAAGTCGCCGAAGGCTCTCTCGTCGGCGCAGCCGGTCAAGGCGCCGAAGGCTGGTGCCAAGCTCGGCGGCAAAGGGATGACGGCGAAGAGCGAGAAGGACACCGACCTTTACGTGATGGCATTCGCATGAAAGACCCACTGGCAGATCTGGTTGGCCGTTTGCGCAAGTCGACGCCCGCCTCCGTCAGCAGACCTCAACGCGCCGCTCCAGTTTCGGCTGGGCCGGCGCCAGCGTCTTTTCTGAAGTCGGCTGGGCCTGGCGGTCTCGTCTTCGACTTTGGCCCGCTCACCGGCAATCCGATGGCCGACAACTTCACGATCGTGCTCAACCGCTTTTCCGAGCCGGTGCAGGAGTCGATTGCACGGCAGCAGCGTCAGCAGTTTTCCAAGGCGATGGGTGACTACGTCGCCAGCGGTGTCGACGCTCGGGAGTCGGGCGTTTCGGCGCACGAGGAGTGGAATAAGTCGCTGTCGAAGAGCTTTGATGAGCAGACGGCAGAGGCGATTTGTTCCGGTGACGTGACGATAGAATCCGGTGTTCCAGGCGTGCCGTCGGCGTCGCCGCCGCCACGTGGGTCGATGATCAAGGGTCAATTCAATCAGACGACCATGAAGCTTGGCGGTGAGCAGATAGTCGCGCAGTCCGAGACGGATGCAGCGGTGATCGAAATGATGAAGTCGCTTCAGGGCTCACCGGATGATGGCGAGTACGTGATCGACGAGACTGCGGAAGGTATCTAATGGGTTTCGTCAAAGACGCGCTGCAAAAGTCGGTAAGCTTCATCACGCAAGAGGTGATGCCGATTCGCCATGAGCTGGTGAAGGCGGGGCTGCTGGCGCCGAGGGAGCCGCGCGGCTACGAGCCGAAGGCCAATCTGAGCGATCCGTACTCGTTCAACATGATGAACTACGGATACAAAGAACGCTTCTCGATGCTCGACTACTACAAGCTCAGGCAGATCTCCTACGCTGATCCGATCGTCGCGGCCATCATTCAAACGCGCACCAATCAGGTCGCGTCCTTTGCCGTGCCGCAGGTGAATAAGTATAAGGTCGGCTTCAAGATCTCGCTGCGCGACAAGAAGCAACACGCCTCCAAGGGCAGCGACAAGCACGCACACGAGACGCAGCGCTTCATTATGAACTGCGGCTTCCCCGAAAGCTTCGCCGATGCCGACCGGAGAAAGCGCGACAGCTTCGAGCAGTTTCTGCGCAAGATCACTCGCGACAGCCTCACCTTCGATCAGCTCAACTTCGAGGTGATCCCGCGCCGCAACGGCATGCCGGCCGAGTTTCTCGCGGTCGACGCCGGCACCATGCGGCTGCTGGCTGACGCCAAGGACATGCAGGACATCAACTTTCAGCAGGGACAGATCAAGGTCGACTACACCGACGTGATGGCGCAGCAGCCGGTGAAGACCGACTTCCCCTCGAAGAAGCCACTGCTCTGCCAGGTGATGCGCGGCACGATCCTGCACACCTTCGACGAATGGGAGATGGCTTTCGGCGTGCGCAATCCGCGCACCGACATCCTCGCCAACGGCTATGGCTTCTCTGAGATTGAGATGCTGATCGCCACCGTCGCGGCGCACATGAACGCCGAGACCTACAACCGCAAATTTTTCTCTCAGGGCTCGGCGATCAAGGGTGTGCTCACCTTCGAGGGCTCGGTGCCGCCCGATCAGCTCGAAGCTTTCCGGCGTCAGTGGCATCAGCAGGTCTCGGGTGTCAACAACGCCTGGAAGACGCCGATCCTGTCGCTCGGCAAAGACGGCAAGCTCAACTGGCAATCACTTCACTCCAACAACCGGGAGATGGAGTGGGGCAAATACATGGAGTATCTGATCAAGTCGATCTGCGGCGTCTTTCAGATCGATCCCATCGAGATCGGCTTCGACATCTCGAAGAATCCGAGTGGTGCGTCCAGCGGCCTCACCAATGGCGGCGGCTTCGCCTGGGACCGCCTGCAATACTCGATGGACAAGGGCCTTGGCCCGCTTCTCCGTTTCATTCAGCACCTGATCAACGAGTACCTCGTTTGGCGCATCGATCCCGACTTCGAGTTTGAGTTTGTCGGTCTTGAAAGCCGCGACGAGAAGGACGACACGGCGATCGAAGTGCAGCAGGTGAAAGCCTTCAAGACGGTCAACGAGCTGCGCGCCGAGCACGACCTCGACAAGCTGCCAGAGGCGGACCAGATCAAGTCGGTCGGCGACATCATCCTTGACCCAACTTTCCTTCAGGCCGTGACGGCGCTAAATCCGCAAACCCAAGCGATGGCGATGGCCGGGGCGGGTGGAGGTGGCGGCGGCCCTCCGGGCGCAGCAGGAGGCAAGTCTGGCGCTGGAGCGGGCAAGCCTGGGGCCGGCGGTGATCAGCCACCCGAGCCAGATTATGAGTCGATGTCGAGCGATGATCTTCACAAAGAGCTTGCCAAGTTGACCGGAGGTGGGGCTGAGCCCGCACCCAAGGCCGGTGGCGTTAAACCAGGCAAGTCTGCGGAGCAGAGCAGGTCGGCTCCGGTGAAGAAGAGCTTGGAGCTTTTATTGTGACCGACGAGCAGCGTTTTCTGGCGAAGATCGAGCGCATCGGCGATTGCTGGCTGTGGCGTGGATGGCTTTGTTCTGGCGGCTACCGTGCTGCGCTTGCGGCGCGCTTCGGTGTTTCGGTGCCAACGATTGAAGCGGTGGTGCGTGGCTATAATTGGAGTCACGTTTGAAAGTCATCATCGAGGCGGACAGCCAGGACGAGCTTGACCAGAAGCGTCCCGAGCTGCTGACGGCGCTGGCCGGCAATCGCTTCGACTGCATTGTGAAGTCGAAGGTGAAGGGCGTCTACTCGGACCAGAAGCCAGCCTTGACGCCGCGTCAGAGCCCGATCCGCGCTGAGAACGAGATACTGGCCTGGTGGGACGCGGAATGGGACCGGATGATCGTTGCGATGAAGGATGAGATCGATGCCATTTTGCTCAACACCTGAATTCTTCATCGAAATGTCAACTTCACCGGTGAAGTTGGTGAAGGCGAAAGTCACCACCAGGACGGCGGCCTATGGACGTGCCATGAACGCCAGCATGGCTCAAAACGCCAACACGCTCGCGCACAGTGGCTATGACGCCGAGGTGGCTTCCATCGGTGTCATGGACGGCGACAAGCTGCTCATGGGCAAGCGCAAGGACAACGGCAAGTGGACGCTCCCGGGTGGCCACCTGGAAGCCAAAGAGAAGCCCCACTGCGGCGCTCTTCGTGAGCTTTACGAAGAGACGGGCATCGTGGCGCAGCAGCTCGACACCTTGGGATGTCAGGGCGTCATCGGCCGCGACGGCAGCACGATCATGGTCCATGCCTACGTGCTGACGGCGTCACCTGAGACGACGACGACGCTCGATCCCGACGGTATCGGCCTGGCCGCCGAGATGGCGCAAGCGCCGCCCCCAAGGGCCGCCAAGCCTGCGGGCTCCCTTTCCCCGGCCAGCCCCGCACTCTGAAGCCTGAGGCCAAGCCTGGGACCGCGCTTCACCGTACCTGGCGTATATCCACGCGAGGTCCGATCGAGGCGGGCCTACGGTAGACACCCAATAGCTCACATTTCAGGGGAAAATCATGTTCAAGCACTGGCTCTCCGATGCCATTGAAAGCGTCGCCAAGGACCGTCCATCACTTGCACCAAAGGAGCGGAGGGATATGCAATCCGCCCGCGCCTCACTCGACGAGTGGCTCGGGCTTGAAAAGATACCCTCCGTTCGATCCCCACCCATGCCAGGAACAGAGATGCCCCAGGCCGGCTCCCCGACCGTTGCACCGCCCTCAGACCCGGAAGCGCTCTTGAGGGAGGAGCAGGCGGCTAAATTCTTGGACGTGCCACGTCGCACGCTCCAGGACTGGCGCTACCACGATCGGGGGCCTACCCCAGTGAAGCTTGGCGACCGATCGGTGCGATATCGCCGGAAAGACTTGCTTGCATTCATTGACGGGAGACGCTGACGCTGCCTCGAAACGCCGAGACGTGGTTGCTCAGTGGTTGCTTGCCGCCTGAGCGGCTGTGGGGGAGACTCTCTAACCCCGGAGAACTATGGAGCCGTAGAGCGGAGTTGAACCGCTGACCTGCTGATTACGAATCGCCGTTCGTGCTTACGGTGCTCTACTGCCAAATCCTGCCTGTTCCGAAACTCCTAGTTTTTTAGGCTCATCAACACGGCGCACGACTGCCCGGCCACGGTCCGTTTCTGTAGCTGGTGGTTGCTCAGTGGTTGCTCGTTTCCCCTTGTGTCCTGCTCGGTCGCTCATTATGTTCGGCGCCGCCCAGGAACCCAACGGAGGCCGAGCACACATGAGCTTCACCAAGACCTACATCGAGGCCGCGAAATACGAAGCCAAGAGCGGTGGCGCCGACTACCGCTGGGATGATGAGGTGCCGGGGCTCGGCTTGCGCATCTATCCAAGCGGCAAGAAGGCATTCGTCGTCGTGTATCGGCTAAACGGCCGGAAGCGATTTATGACGGTTGGCAAGTGCGGCGTGCTGTCATTGACTGATGCTCGGGCTGAAGCCAGGCGGCAGATCGGTCGGGTCTATTCTGGTTCCGATCCGATGGAGGAGCGGCTCCGCGATGCCGACGCGAAGACCATGGACGACCTATGCAGTAGGTTCATAAGCGACCATGCGTCCCAAAAAAAGTCGTACCGGATGTATCAGTCGATCATCAATCTGCACGTATTGCCGGCATTCAAGCACCGCAGAGTGATGAGCCTTAAGCAATCGGACATCGCC